CAGGTAACTCAGAACCAGAAACTTTATACATGGGATTACTAAACGGATCTATAGATATGCTAAGAGCTCAAAGTCAATTAGCATCACACTATATTGACATCGTAGGTAAATCAGCATGGCCCACACTAGAATTTACAGGACCACCAGGAATTACAGAAGAAGTGCAAGCTGCATGGGATGATACTCCAGGTGCAAAGAATATCAAACCACCACAGGTAAATGTAAACGCATCAGATACTCCAAGACCACCTTCAGAGATTGGTATTGCAAAACAATTCTTAGATGAAGCTATTGAAGCTAATACAGTTCCTGCTGTTGCTAGAGGACAAAGACCTATGGGTGCAGCGTCTGGTTATCATACTGCTGTGCTAGCTGGTATTGCATCACTTAACTTTGGTGCAGTAAAAGAAGCAATGGAACGTGGTTTACAAGAAAAAGGTGAATTAGTTCTAAGAATTGTAGAACATGTAATTGATGATAAACTAACAGTATTCGGTAAAACAGAAGCTGGAGTTTTAGATGCAGCTATCAAACCTTCTGACATCAAAGGGCATTACGTCAACATTGTTCGTATTAACTCTGTGTCGCCAGAAGAACAAGAAAGAAGACTTAACCTTTGGGCTAACTTGTGGAGATCAGGGTACGTTGATTTGGACACTGCTCTCAGAAAAGGTGGGGTAAGTAATCCTTTGGAAGTTCGTGCTAAGATACTAGAAGAACAATTTATAAACTCACCAGGTATACAAGAACAATTACAGATGGCAGCAGCATCAAGAATACCTACAATACAAAATATTATAGAAGCAGCAGGACAACAAGGTAATGTTCAAAGTCCAACAGCAGAAGAAACGGCAAGAAATATTTTGAACACACAAACATCTATGCAATTACCTAACGCAGGAAACTTTCAGCAAGGTAACCAAGCTGGCATAAGACCTAACAATCCAGGTACTGGAGTACCACAAACTACTAGACCTGTAATACCAGGATCTATAGATGAAATGAATCAAACAGCTCGTGCTGTAGCAGGACCAAGAAGTGGTAATGTTAGAGTACCAGGGGCAGATATACCACCAGGAGCAAGAAGATAATGGCAAAAAATACGCACCCATTAGAACTAGCATTTATAAAATTTGATGAGACTACAGAACGAATGCTTAAACAGGTTTCTCAAAGTTTTGGTAACCTAGAAAAAATACCAGAGGTAAAGCAACCACAAAAACGTAAAAAGGTAAGACCAACTTTTTATGATACCAATACACCATTTGGAGGTAGATAATGGCAGAGTATCAAGTAATAGTTTCTACTTTAGATAACCTAACAGAAACACTTAATATAACGGCAGACAGTATAGCTGAAGCAAGAAGTAGGGCTTTGGCAGATTCTAGTTTTGCAGGAGAGTCTGGTGTAAAGGTAAATACAATTGTTCCTATAACATCACCAGATGAAGAATCTGATAACATCTTGGATGGAGTTGTATTGCAAACTAATAATGCAAAAGAATTGTTTGGTCAGATTACATCTGATTTAGATCAATATGTAGTTACAGCACCTGTTTACGATGAAGATACTGGACTGGTGCTTAGAAATGCTAATGGTACTGTTATAACAGAAACAAAACTTAGTCCTGAGGCAGAACAAATTGTTAGGTTATATGAATACGTTGTTCAAGAAAATCTTCAAACTTCAATAAACAACGCACAGTTACAAATTGCTAATGAAGAAAGAATATTACAAGAAGAGTTAGCAAGGATAAACGCAGACTCAGCATTAGATCAATTAGATAGAGAAAGACAAATTGCTAATTTAAATAATGCTACACAAGTAAAAATTGCAGACCTTACAATTGCATCAGAAACTGCTATCGCAGAAGCACAAGCAGAGGCTCGTAAAACAGAAGCTACAGCTGCGGCTCAAGTAAATCAAAATCAATATGATCAAAGTGTAATACAAATACAGGCTAATTTAGATAGAGAAATACAAGAATCTAAAGACAGAAGAGCGTCTGCTGTAGAACAATCACAAATAGAATACGATAGAGCTGTAAAGGTTGCATCAATACAAGCAGATGTTGCTGCAGATACAAATATAACTCAAGAAAGAATTGCAGAAATAAATGCAGAAGCAGCCAGACAGTCTGCTGAACAACAAAGAATTGCAGATATACAAATTTCTCAAAGACAAGTACAAGCTCAACAAGATATAGTTGAACAACAACTTGCATCACAAGAAGATATAACTGGACAAGAACTAGCAACACAAGAATTAATTGCAGGATTACAAAGAACAGCAGAACAAAGTATAGCAGAAAGACAAGCCACTGCTCAAGAAACTGTTGGGACAAGACAAGCTGAAGCTCAAGAAACTGTTGCAACAACTCAAGCAGATGCAGAAACAGCTATAGCTAGTGCAAATAGAGAAGCTCAAACAAACATTGCAAATGCAAACAGAGATGCACAAGTTCAAATAGCACAAGCACAAGCTGATCAAACAACTACACTTGCTGAAAAAGAATTAGCAATACAACAAATATTACAAACTAGAGATGAAGAAATTGCTTTACAAAATCGTTTAGCACAAGAAAACATAGCAACAATACAGGCACAAACATCACCTTTCTTTGGATTAGATACAGCAGCTGAAAGAGCTCAATTTCAACTTGCAGGAACTGGTGGAGCGTTTGGTGCGTTAGGAGCTTTAGCTGCATCTGGCACACCGTTTGACGCAGGGGATATTGCACAAGCACAAAGAGGTGGACTGAGTGCTACTGAACAATTAGCGTTAGCAAGGGCAGGAGGAAATCCTTTTAATCTAACTGACGAACAACAAATCGCTTTACAAGAAAGTTTAGCAAGAGGTGGTATAACCGCAGACCAACAGTTAGAATTAGTAAGGGCTCAAGCAAATCCATTTGGTTTTTCTCAAGAACAACAAATAGCATTACAGACTGCACTTGCAAGAGGAGGACTAACTCCACAAGAACAGTTTGATTTACAAACAGCATTAGCAAGAGGTGGGTTGTCTGCTCAAGATCAATTTACTTTACAAACTGCTTTGGCTAGAGGTGGACTTACACCAGAACAAAGATTGGCAGAACAAAGAGCTGCAATTGCATCAGATATATTTAGGGCATCACCTCAAACTTTAGGTGCATTGTCTGGAGTATTAGGTGGTAATCAAAACTTGAGAACTGCACTTAATCCATTTTTAGGAACTACGTTTACAGGTAATGGAGGAACTACAACTCCTACTGCAAGTACAGCCGTTCCTACTCTTGGACAATATCAAAGTCAAAGTCCATTTCAACAAGGTGCAACACAAGCAAGTATTGCAGCTGGTGGACAAAGTTTAGAGGATGCAATATTAGGGGCAACTCCTTTTGGAGTAAATATACCTAGTGGCACATTAGCAGCACAAAATATTTAAGGAGAGTAATGGTACAACGTTATACAAATCCTTTTGGAAGTCAAGGTTCTTATGCTGATGAGCTAAGAAAGAAAAGAGAACGTGATCAAAGAGAATTGGTCAAAAGACTTATTGCCCAACAAAACTATAGAGAGTCATTGCAAAGGGTACAAGATATAGAGACTATTGCTGAAAATCAAAATAAAAATTTTGAACAACTCACAAATGTACCTACTGTAGAATCTTATAGTCCAACAAGAAAAGTTGAAATTAAAACTGACACTCCTCCATCTTTTAGATCTTACATTGATGTTCCAGAACCAACAGCAAAACCAGTTGATGAAAGAGAAAGAGGAACTAATGCTGGTATAAAAGCACTAAACAAAGTTGCTGAGTTTGTTAATTTTGTTGAAGGAACTGCTTATAGATTTATTCCAGGTAACCAAGAGTTTGATAAAAAATTGCAAGAAGTGATGAGAGAAAGAGAAGCCGCAGGTAAACCAGCTGGGCCTAGACAATTTATTGCTGCAAGTGGTGAAGCGGCTAGAAGGTCGGAACAAGCAAGACGTATAGGTATACCTTTTGTATCTGGAGTTTTTAATAGTGTAGGTAATATTTTAGAATCAACTGGGCAACAAGGCACAGTTGAATATTTTACAGGATTGAATTTTAATGAATTAGATGAAAACTATATAAGATTTTTTAAAGAAGAAACAGGTGTTGACCCTTATTCTGCTAAAGCAATTGACAATGTTTTATTTTCTGGTGCTTCTTTTAGAGCTTGGCAAAAAGCGTGGGATGCTACAGACCAACCTAAATATGTAAAAGGATTTCTTGAGTTTGCCTTAGATCCAATTAACTTAGTTGGTGGAATAGGATTTTACAAAAGTATTACTTCAGGTTTAAAAACGATAAGTAAGTTGTCTTGGGCGGGAGCAAAAGCAGTTCCAGCATCAATACAAAAAACTCCACAGGTTGCACAAGGTATAAAAAATATAGCAACTGGTGAAACAACTGTAACTCAATTAGCTGCAAATAAATTTAAAGCTGTAAAAGATAAACTAAAACCAAAAGATAAAAAGAAATTTGAAGAAGAAACTCAACCTGTTTTAGAAGATAGAGTTGTTACTTATGTTCCTGGTATAAGTGGTGACTACACAATGCAGTTGCAAAGTTTTACACAATATTTTAGAAATAAATTTAAAGTTCTTGATAGTAGTTATTTCAAAAGAAGTAATCTAGAAAAACAAGAAACATTTACAAAAAATACAGATAGAGCTGTTACTCACACTTTGTCAAAGTATCAACAAAATAAATTTCAAGATGCAATAAGAAAACTTCACTCTGCGTTTGATAGAAGAGGGCTGACTCCTTTTTACAAAACATTTGCATACACAGCGGGAATGATTACCCCTAGAACTTTTCTAAAACTAAAAAGTAAAACACAAGACTTGCAAACATGGAAAGTAAAATCTGCTATTGTAAACGATCATATGATTCAAAATGCAGAGTTGACAGTTAGAAACATACTTGCAAAAACAAAAACATTTAAAGAAAATTTTGGTACAGAGGCAAATAAAATTCAAGGTGTTGAATCAATACAAGATTCTTTGATATCGTTTTCTGATAAAAAATTAGCCAAATTAATTAATACTAAGATTAGAGAGGCATACCTCAAGAGTCAAGATGCAGCCGACATAAAGAAAGTAAGATTGAAAGACCTTAGTTTTGACAAGGGTGCAGGTGGTTCATTTACAAGAAACAGAACCTATCATGAATCTGATGTTATGACTGGAATCATAAAATATAAATATGAAGAAATTGATGGTGTTATAAATTACACCGTTGACCTTGCAGATGAATTTAAAAAGTTTGATAATATTTTTTGGAAAAATGGAGACCTAACAGAACAAGGTCATTATTTTGTGCAACGTTCTAAAGCATACACAGAAGGTGCTAAAGTGTTAGATGAACTTGGTATTCCTGTAAAAAATCTACAAGGTAAAGAATTATCAGGAGTTGAGTTACTTGAACACCTACAACAAGGACATGCTTACAGTGCTAGGTATGCAACTAGAAAATCTTTACAAGATCAGAAAATAGATAAATATATTAATACAAGTGAGTATGTTAATCCAAATACAAAACTTAGTAAGAGTTACAATAACGTAAGAAAAATATTAGACCCAGAAGAATTATTGGCACAAGTTGACGCAGGTAATTTAGCTTACTCTACTCCAGAAGATGCATTGAAATTATATTTTCAAGGTGTATATAAACAAGCGTCTCAAGTTTATGCAGACCAAAGCATGGTGAACTTGTTAAGAAATAATAAATCTTTACAAAAAAGATACGGTGTAGTTTTTGTAACTGGTTCAAAAGAACCAGATGATAGTTTATATTATCTTACTAGATCAGGAAAAACTGGTAGGGCTAAAATAAAACAAATAAAAGAAGACAAGTCTAAAAGTTTTACTCAACCAGCTACCTTTGAAGATGAGATAACTGCACTTACAGCTAAAGATAAAATATTTGAAAGACTTGCTTTTTATGATACAGATGCAGCAAAAACATTTGCAACCCAAGCAGATATATTTTTAGAAGTTGGAGACTATACTCCTAAAGTTGGGAACTTTCAAACCTGGTCAACTGCTGTGCAAAGATATGCACGAGACGTTGCACTGGGAGAAAATGTTCCTGTTATAGGTAAATATTCAACAGTAGTTCAAGGTTCACTGGCAGCTCTTAGCGCGGCAGGTAGACTTGGTGGTACTGGTCTTGACCTAGGTGGTGCTTTATTATATGGAGGAATAATGTTTGGTAAGGGTCAAGATTTACTTATACGTCAAGGAATATTAAAAGGTGATACAAAAAAAATACAAGAAGGACTTGGTGTCTTAGATGGTCTAGGCAAATCATTAGCATATTCTTTTGAAAGTACCCTTAGACCAAATGCAGTTACAAATAGAATTTATTCTCAGTACGATAAAAAGATTCTTGATATGGCAGCGGCATCTGGTTTGAACTTGTCTAAAAATACTGTAGAAGTTTTTGAAAGTTTGAATAGGGGTGGGCCTATAACAAAATTTCTTAATATTCTTCCAACAATAACTACCAGAAATCCAATTACTAAAGAGCCTGTAAAATTAAAAGGACTTGGTTTACCTGGAGCCTTTAGAAGAGCTGAATCTGCTTGGAGTAATGCAATTGATCAAATCAAACTTTCTTCTTTCAAATCAATGACATCTCATTTAGATGCAACCAAAGATGCAGATGAAATTAGAATGATAGCAGATTTTATAAATAAAGGTACTGGTACTATGAATACTGCTACTGCTGGAATAGGAAGATTTCAAAGACAAATTGAAACAGACTTTTTGTTTTTCTCATCAAGAATGACTAGAGGTACAACTGGATTAATAGTAGATGCTTTGACTAGGGGTGGGACTTCTGGTCAATTAGCAAGAGAAGGTATCATGGGTTCACTAATATCAAAGTTAGGTTACACTTGGTTGGTAGGAGAAATGTTAGGACAAGAAGTAAACCTAGATCCAAGTAAGCCTCGTTTTGGTCAATTGCGAATTGGAGATTCTTATGTTGGTTTTGCAGGACAAGACTTAAGTAATCTTAAAGTTTACAGTAACTTACTTTTAGGTGATAACGATGAACAATATTTATATAATCAAACAGGTATAGATGGAAAGCCTACTCCTAATAGATTAGTAAAACTTATAAAAAGCAGAATAAATGCCCCTGCTGGTGGTGCTGTGATAGAGGCTATTACAAGAGAAAACTATTTTGGTGAACCTTACGATGGTGCTATAAGTTTTGCTTCTGCACAAACAAAAAGATTGTTACCTTTTTGGGTAGACGGATTAATAGGCAGTGATACAGCAGACCCATCTGCTATTACTTCTGGTACTGAAGTGTTTGGTTTGAGAAGTTCAAATGTATCTATCTATGAACGAAAGAAAGAAATAAAGAATGATATTACAAGAGAACTGTTTCCTGACTTTGATAATTTTACCGAGTTAGATTCAGTTGCTCAAAAATTAATTTACAATGAATTGGAAAAAGATTCAAGTGATTCTATACCAGAGGACTTGCATGATGAATACAAAAGATATGACACTCTAACTAAACAAGTAAGACTTGCAAATAATCAAGATAACCAAGTAGATGTATGGAGAGATAGCTTAGATACAATTACTGAAAACAAACGTAATGATATAGAAAGTGCGATTAGAGATTATGAAACAACTAATCAAACTACTATAGATTTAAGAATTAAACTTCAGCAAATAAACGAACAGTATAGACCAGCATACAATACCTTATATGATGAACAAGGTGAGTTTGCAGATGTTCATAATTATTTTAAGATTATGGATAACTCTAAAAATACAGAAAACCAAATAGATACATGGATAGATGCTTATAAAAACACTGTTGCATTTAATCCTGAACATCAAGTAGTTTCTGAAAACGGAATAGAATATTATGATTACAATGCAAGAGAAAGAGCAAAAGATGAATTTATTCGTAACTATGGAGTAAAGGCATATGAAACTGTTAGGCAGTATTTTGAATTAGGAAATAATAATGTAACAGATATTGAAAGAGAACTTTATAATGCACAAGAAAAGTTTAATTATTATTGGAGATCATCAGAAGAAAAAGCAGTTGAACTTGTTAGTAAACAATATAATACAGAACCAGAACTTATTAAAAGTTTGTTAGATCAATACGATCAATTGGCAGAAGTAGAGAAAAGAAGACTGTACGAAAACTATCCAATATTGAAAGATGTTCAATCTTTGAGGGCTCAAATAAGAAGAGAGTTGCGTGTAAATAACCAAGCACTAGATGGCTTTTTGTATAGATGGGGGTACACTTCCACTTTGATAAATCCTAAGAATTCAGGTATAAACCAAACTCTTGCAGAAGACTTTTGGCTTCAGAAGCAGGCTATTGACGTAAACGATCCTAACGATTATTATTTACTATATGATAACAATTAAAACTATCTATGGATAGAAAGGTCTAAGGACATGGCAGAAGAAGTCAAACAAAACATACCAGAAGCAACTGCACAAGAAATTCTTGCAGACAATTCTAAGGAACAACCCCAAGAAACTGTAGCAACTCCTGAACAACCAGCAACAACTGAAACTCCAGACGTATCAAGTTTAGTAGACAAAAGACTACAAGACTTTATAGGAAAAGAACAAGGTAGACTGGCACAAGTATCAGGACAAAAGATAGCCGAGGTGAAACAATCTTTTGATAGTAAGTTAGAACAATTGAATCAGAGATTAGAACCTTTGATGCAAATGGCTAACGCACAGGAAAGAGAAAGACTTCTCAACCTTGACAATGAACAACTAGCAGAGATGGTTATAAAACAAAGGTCACAACCAGCTACGGCACAACCAGAACCTGTACAACAGGAACAACAAGTAGACCCTAATATAAATGCTTTGGCAACAGCTACACAGGATTTGATAAATCAAAGTGGTCTTGATATGAAAATAGAAGACACAAGATTGTGGGATGGATATACCCAAGGTATGTCTTTATTGCAGTCAATTGATTTAGCAAGAAAAAATATTGATAAGATGAAAGGTATACAACCTCAACAGACTCAACAACCTCAAGCAGCTACACCACCTCCAGCTACTCCTTCAACTCAAGGTGCTCCACAAAAAAGCGTAAAAACAATTAGCAGTTTGTCTGATGCAGCACAATTATTTGCAGATGGTAATATAGATAATACTCAATATAGAGAAGCCAAGAAACAAATAAGAAGTTCTGGGTCAGCAACATTATAAGGAAATAATACAATGGCAACAGGATTGACCCTCTCAAGCTCCTCGAGTTTGAGTGATATGTCTAAAATCATTGTCGCTGAATCAATTGATAACGTAGAGCCGTCAGCACCTATGATGGACCTTGTGATGAGGTATGATATAGAAGCTGGCAGTAAACAGATCAACGTTCCTATTTGGGGAAGACAAAGTGCAGTAGCTCTTACTGAAGGTGTAGATTTATCTGTACCGCAGCAGGTTACAGCAACAGTTGTAAGTTTGACTGCATCTGAACACGGAATACTATCATTTGTTAGTGACCGATTACGACATGAAAACAACGAAAACGTACTGTCAGCAGTAGGTACTATGCACGGTCGTGCAGTAGGAAGACTACTAGACAGTGACTTATTGACACTATTAGACGGTTTCTCAAAGTCTGTACCAGGTGCAGGTAGCAATGCAACATTTACTACAATTGCAGGTGCAGTATCTTATTTGAGAACCGACAACAACTCAACATTTGGACCAGCTCCAAGTAGACCTAATGCAGTTCTACACCCAGAGCAGATACGAAGGTTGACTCAAGAACTTGCAGGTATACAAGCAGGTGGCACAGGAATGCCAGCTCAGACTGTACCAGAAGGCCCATCAGCTGACATAATCAGTTCTTACTGGAGAGGTAACGACCCAGTATTTGGTGTCCCGATCTATGAAGATGGAAACATCTCACGAGATGGATCAGGTGACTCAAAAGGTGGAGTCTTTGCAATGGAAGCATTAGCTCTTGCAATGCAGAAAGAAATTACTGCTGAGGAAGAGAGAGACGCATCTCTAAGAGGTACTGAGATTGTAACAACTGGTACTTGGGGTGAGTCAGAAATCGTAGATACTTGGGGAGTTGAAATACTTTCAGCTACTGATGCTGTCTAAGAAAGGTAGGTAATTTGTGGTAACTCAGGATACGTCTCAATGGATTAACAAAAAACGAGGACACGTCAAAAGGTTCTTGAGTGAATCTATTGCAGAGTTAAACCTTGATATTCCAGCTGACGCTGAGAAGGTGACACTTTATGACCAGAGAGATGGTTCAAAGTTAGTCATCCCGAGATATGCCGCAGACACTTATCTAAAAAAACCGTTTACCATTTGTGATATAAAAAATGGAACAATTGTAGATAACATAGACTCCAACAAAAAATTATTTGATTGGAAGCCACCTTCTAAGATTGAGGATAGTGTAGCCAGCGCAGGTAAAGCTATCTCAAAAACTAAGAAACGAAAAAGAGGAAAGAGAGGTAGAAGATAATGGAACAACCAGTTATTGCACCACCAAAAATAATGCAAAACTATTGGAGGGATGAAGTCATTGCACAACATCCTGACGTAGTTAAGGAATATTTGAAGAGGAACAATTTACAGGAATTACCGTTACCTGAATACGTTACACCAGATCAAGCGATATTTTATCGTGAGATAAATGGTGAATGGGAAACTCTTAAGTACCCTGGACAGATTCATGGTCTCGCCACTGCCGTACAGAAAAATTGGCTCATGGCTCGCCCTGTGCTTGAGACGTTAGAAGCCGATAGTACCGAAGCTTCCAGTGAGAGCAGTCTAGAGGTGGCTACCGATATGTTAGCACAAGAGTTAAAGAAACGGGAAACAAGAGAAATTAACAAAAGTAAATCTTTGAAATGTACTGTAAAAGGTTGCAGAAAAAGATTTGCTACAGAGAGTAACATGAAGATTCATATTACTCGGAAACATAAGGAAAATTAACTATGAGTGCTGGAACACGACAATATGAGAGTGGTTCAACAACCACCACTTTGTCTGGCAATGCAGATTTAACTATCACTGCTGCTAGTACAAAGTTACAAATCGTTGACCCAGGTGGTTCAGGAAGAAACTTAGACTTGGTAGCTGTAGATGCTTCTGAAACTGGTGTAACTACAAGTTCATTTGAAGTTTACATACAGAACGAGGCAGATGCTGACGAAGATCTAACTATCAGAGATGGTAACAACAGTGACAATCAAATCGCTTTAGTTCACCAAAACTCTGGTGCTTGGTTTAAATTTGTGCCAGACGGAAGTGCTGGTCAATGGGTTTCTTCAACTTCTGGAGACAACTAAAAATTAGTAATAATAATAGAGGGGGATTTATTTCTCCCTCTGTTAGACAAGGAATATATAATGGCAATATTAGGATATGAGAAATTAGCTGTGGCTGCCTCAGCAGTTGGCTTGGCTAGTGTTCCATCAGAAGCTACAGTTGCACACATACAATGTGATACAGCAGCTGTTAGGTTTAGATTTGATGGTACTGACCCAACAACAGCAGAAGGCACAACTATTGCAGCAGACGGAAGTATTACATTGATGGGAACTGATGTACTTAATGCAGTAAAGTTCATAAGAACAACTTCTACAAGTGCTTCACTTAAAGTGGCATATGGTTCACACACATCTGGTGTAGCTGGCTTTCAGGATGCAATCTAATGGCTCATGACAAAAATCACATTGTTAGAAAACAAGAACAAACTATCGTAGAAGTAGATGTTCCAGGTAAAGATCTAAAAATTCTTGTACCTGATAATGTATACGCATACGGTGATGATAAATCAGTAGTTCAAATGACTGAAGATATTGTTGGTAAACATGCTGATAACAACAATAAAGCAGCAGAAAAAGCTGGTGAAGATGCAAGAGAACAATTGCAGACTACAGATTTTGATTTGAAAAGAAGACAAGTAGCAATAGACAAATTAAAAGCAAAAAAACCTAAAGCATTGTTTTATCCAGACTATGATGACTTCGGTGCAATCAAGGGTGGCAAGTGGGTGTTTTCATACACAACTGAAGCTGGCTTAGAAGAAATACGAGAACATTACTTTACTACTGAAGAGGTAGCAGGTTTTGGAGTTAAGTTGTAAATGGCATCTATTACAGCAGGTACTAAAACAGTTAGTTCAGCTGGAACAAGAGTGCAAGTTACTACTACTCCAACACCAGTAAGACGTGTTAGATTCCAAGCACCACCAGGCAACACTGGTATAACTTATGTTGGAGGCTCAGATGTTTCATCATCCGTAGCAGGTATTGAATTTTCAGCAGCAGGTGGTAGTGAGACTATAGATTTTACGGAAGGAAGACCAGGAGACTTGTCAGAATTTTATTGCGATTCTGCATCGGATGGGGATAAAATACATTTTATTGGAGTATTAGTATAATGCCAACAACAATTTCATCAACAACATCATTAGCAACTATGCTACCAGAATACGCTAGACGTATAGGTTCATATGTTGGATCGTTTACAACTACAACTGCTATAGCTGCAAATACATCTGTAGTATGCACAACCCTAGCAGATAGAGGCTTTGATGTAGATGACCTACTAAATGATTTTTATATAAAGATAACATCACAAAATAATGATGGTGCTATTCGTAGAATATCTGATTACACAGGTAGCAGTGGAACTATAACTGTATCTGGTTCTAGTCTTAGTTCAGATAGTAGTACACAGGCTACCTTTGAAATATATAGATATGATCCTCAAAGACTAACTGATACGTTGCAAGATGCAGCTCAAGAAATATTCCCTAGAGTATTTGTTCCTGTGTACAACAATACAAGTACGGCTAAAGAATTTCAATATAACTTTACTAGACCTACTTCTATTCCAAGAGGATATGTTAGACAGGTATGGATAGAAAAAAGAATAGATGCAAAGACAAGCACAGATAATATTCTTAGTGACCAGAACTGTGACATGGAAGAATCATCCTCTAGTATTACTGACTGGACTGCAAGTAATATTACTGCTGCTGTAGAAGCAGATACTACTGACCCAGATAATGCAATGGTATGGGGAGAATCTCAATCTGCAAAACTAACTGTGTCTGCATCTTCTGTAGGTCAGTTTTATTTATCAGTAACTAGTCCTACTAATTACGAAGGTGAAGAACTAAACTTTGCTATATGGGTATACTCTAAAACTGCAAGTCGTGTATCTGCATTTTTACAAACAGACTCCGATACTGTAGTTACTGGAGATTCACACACAGGAAACGGTTGGGAAAGAATAACAGTTACTACAGTTGCTAACAATGTTTCTAGTTCTATCAAAGCAGGAATACAGATAAGTTCTGGTGATGCTTTTACTTGTTATGCAGATGAAGCAATAGCTACTTCTGGTAGAGAAGAAATGCCTAGAGCTGGTAGGATTGCAATTAGAAACTGGAGAGAAGAAGACACACAAATTAGAATTACAGAAGCGATACCTGAAGACCATAACCTAATGATTGTTGGTATGGGTATGTTAGATTTTGGAAACTTATCTTCTTCAGCACAAGAAATAAATGAAAGCAGTAGAAGGTTATTGTATAACGTAGCTGCTAGTATTTTATTCCAAGGTGAAATAGATACAGTTGACACTACAGAACAACAACAAGCATTAAATAGATTTAATCACTATAGAAACAGAACAAATGAAATGCTAGGTGGTATGACACCTATGGCAATGATAAGGAATACAGCTTCGTAATGCCACAACATACAGATGTAAAACTACAACACACAGACGGCAGCTCTAATCCTGTAGAACTAACATTATGGAAGGATAGTCCTAACTTACCAAATGGTTATTCTTTAGGCTCTAAGCCTTTCTTACCCCCTAGACAACCGACAGATGATGCGAACTACCAACAGGTTGACCCTAACGCTTCTATGACCTATGACCTTACTTCTTTTCACAGAGGTTTTGGTCAAGGGGAAGACAGAAGTTTTGGTAAAGATTCTAAATATGGTTATTCTGATGGTGTGTTAGCAAATTTTGAAGGTGAAATAACTTTAGGTTATGGGCAAGAAGAAGTAGATATGATTATTAGAAATGGTAGATTTGAGGATACTGAAATCAATCAATGGACTGCTACTAATATAACACCAGTTAGAACTACATCTGACCCAAGGTCAGGAGATGCTTCTCTACAAGTAACAGTTGGTTCTAACAATGGTACTCTAGTTCAATCGTTTGTTGCTAAGTCAGCAGCAGCTTTGAATGGGCAGAACTATCAAGTCTTAGCATATGTAAAGAGAGTATCTGGTAGTGGTAGTTGTACACTTACTACAACTAATGGTTCTGGTAGTGACAACTCATCTACGAGTACATCTTATTCTTTGATAGAAATACAAGGCACAGCAGCTAGTGCTGGTACTTCAATAACACTTACGTTTAGTACGGCATCAGATGTGTGGCAAGTAGATGATATATGTGTAATTCCTGCAGGTGGTGTATCTTTCCCTGTACCTCCAGTCAACTTTGAAGGATACCTATATGCAATATGTGGACAGACACTTTTGTTTTGGAATGAAAGTAGAAAGGCATTTGATGTAGGTTATTACTTTGATAGAGTAATGTCTACGATAGAAGTGTTTGATGGTAAGTTGTTGGTAGGCAGTGACAATATAGATGGCAGTAGTAACTATAAATATTTTTACATAACAGTTGGTGGTAATCCAGCAAGTACAACTATTACTGTAAACACAGTAACAAGTTCAAGTGCATCTGTAGCAAGAGCACAGTTTTTTGTAAAGGCTAGGAATGCTAACGGAGATTATGCAATAGCAAAAGTATATTCTAATAAGGTTTCATTCTTAGTCAACCCAGCAGTTAGTTCGCCTGTATGGGGTGGAGAACTAGAAGTAGGTAAGTCAGATAGAAATGTAACCAATGCATTCTCAGCTAATGACACCTTGGTAGTTGGTAAAGAAGATGGCTTGTTTGTTTATGATAGAAACTTCAACCAGTTTAAAGATGTATCTCCAGAGGCTAACCTATTCACTGGTAGTAATAATTTCAAGAGAGCAATTGCAAGGGCAGGTAGAATATTTGCAACATCTGGAGACAGAGCATTCTGGTCTATACCTTTTCTTGTAGAGGGTAACCAGTGGGAAGATATATCTTACTTACTAAAGGCAACCAGTTTTATTGGTTTTGGTGGCAGAGTTACATCAATAGCACAAGATGTAAATAATATATTCGTTACTATAGCAGACGATCTAAAACCAAGTACACAATTGTTTCCATATTCATTCCCTTTTGATTTTAGTACACAGGGTATTTCCCAGAAGATATATTTAGTTGGAATAAAAAACCAGAAAGAACCTAACGAGTCTGGTCCAGAAACAGTTGCACATACTATTACTTCTTTAGATATGACAGAGTGCAATCAACTTGCAAGGTATAAAGATAATGCTAGTACATCAACAGGTATATCTAATACATTTGCTTTTGGTACATTTACTAACGATGATACAAGTGGGTCTAACGATCAAGAACCTAGAATAACTAGGTTAGTTATGCCTGTAGAAAACGAACATCCGAGTTTAGTTGGTAGTAGACAGATAAGAACATCTGGACAGTTTTATACATCCTTCATGGACTTTAATTTCCCAGACCAAGAGAAGTCTTTAGTTAAGGTTGCCTTCCTTACAAAGAACGTAGACTCAGATAGTACAGTAAAACTTGAATATAAAATAGACGATACAACTGACGATGATGACCAGGGTTGGACTACGGTAGGAACTGTTAGTTCTTCTGGACACCAAGTATTAACTCCATCACTAACAAGTCCAGTTGCATTCAAACGTATTAGATTTAAATTAACTTTGGTTACTGGTGAGAGAACAGACCAAGGCCCAAGGATATTGAGCATGGTCGTACATTCTATTTTCAACCCAGTAGATTTCCTTAGTTGGAATTTACAATCAAAGTTATTAGATGCTAGACTTACAGGTAGAAGGTTAAGACAAGTTAATGATACGCAAGTATTAAGTTCTGTCTTGAACAACTTAGATACCTTGAGACAACAGGCATTTATTTTGTATACAGATCTTGATGGCACACAGTACCGTGCAAGAATAACAAACAGAACTTTAGTACCTTTAGATAGAGATCGTAGGTTTATTAGTGGAGCTGCGACAGAAAGGTCTTATTTACTATCACTAACATTGAATGAGGTGAAAACAAGTTAATGGCAAATGAATTTAAACACGCATCGGTTGGAACAGAGTTAACACAGGCAGAGTACGAAGGTACTTCGGCTCACGTCTTAGACTCTCAAGCAGCTGGAGATATTATATATGCTAGTTCTACTACTCAGTTATCAAGACTAGGAATAGGTACAGCTGGCAAAATATTACAGGTAAACTCAGGGGCATCTGCCCCAGAGTGGACAGCTGCACTTACTGGAGTAACATCTGTTTTGAATACCAGTTTAGTAGTTGGTAGAGATTCTGACAACGACATAGACTTTGCAACTGACAATACAATTTTATTTAGAGCGTCTGGTGCAGACCAAATCAAACTAGTAGATGGTGCATTAGCTCCAGTTAGTGACAATGATGTTGATTTAGGAACAAGTTCACTAGAATTTAAAGATGCTTTTTTTGATGGCACAGTAACTTCAGATGCTTTTGCTGGTCCTCTTACTGGTGATGTAACAGGTACAGCTACTAATGCAACTCATGTAACTGTTGCAGACAACGAAAGCACTGATGAAAATAATCTAATTCCATTTATAGAAGATACTTCTGCAACTGGAAATGTAGGACTAGAATCTGATGGAGACTTTCATTACAATCCTAGTTCTGGTACTGTTACTGCTACAACATTTGTTGGTAATGTAACTGGTAATGTAACTGGTAATCTAACTGGGAATGCAAGTGGTACAGCAGCTACTGTTACAGGAGCAGCACAAACAAATATTACTTCACTAGGTACACTAACTGCTCTAACTGTGGATGATGTAGCTATAAATGGTAAAGTTATAACAATGACAGGAAGTACAGACGATACAGCAGTATTTACTGTTGGAACTAACGGTACTCTTTCTATAGTAACAACTGATACTGCTGGTGCTGCAGCTAACCTTCAAATTACGGCAGATGGTACAGTAGATATAGATTCAGCAGGGGTTCTGACATTAGACTCAGGTGCTGCTATCAACATTGAGCCTGCATCGGGTTCTGCAATTCTTCTTGATGGAACAATCAGTATTGATGCTGGTGTCGTAACTGGTGCAACCAGTATTACGTCTACTGCTTTTGTTGGTGATATAACAGGAGATGTAACAGGTAACGCTGATACTGCAACTGCATTGGCTACAGGCAGAACTATTGCTATGACTGGAGATGTGGCTTGGACATCAGCTTCTTTTGATGGTTCAGGAAATGTAACAGGCGCTGGAACAATTCAATCAACAGCAGTAGAGTCTGGAATGTTAAACAACAATGTTATATCTGGTCAAACTGAAATAACTTCAGGTCTTGCAGCAGCAGATGAGTTACTTTACTCTGATGGGGGTACTCTTAAAAAAGTAGGCTTAGATAATTTTGTAGAACTGTCTCCTCAACTAGCAACAGAAGATACAGTAGCAGTTGCAAGTGACTATCTCCTTTTCCTTGATGGTGGAGCTACAGGTAATATGAATAAAGAATCTGTAGCAGATTTTGTATCAGCAATAGCAGGAACAGGATTGACTGCTTCAAGTGGACAATTAACAGCATCAGGTGGTGGTATAGATAATGCAGTAATTTTTAGGTTAACAAGTGATTTTACAGGAGACGCTGATCCAATTGCAACAAACCTTGAACAAGATGATACTACTGCAGATAGTACACTAGGAGATAGTGGACAAGTTTCTCAAACCTCTGGTGTTTTTTCATTTCCAACTAGAGGGCATTATTTAGTACAAGCACACGCATTATTTGGTAATGGTGCAGCTGACCCTGAAACCAACTTGATTATTCAGGTAACAACAGGTAGTGGTTATAGTGATGCTACTGTTGCACAAGGAAGTGTTTACAATAGTAGTGCTAGGTCTGTAATGGTTGCTCAAACTATTGTAGATGTTGCTAGTACATCAACTCATAAAGTAAGATTTAAAATTAGTGGTAATAGTGGAAGTAATACTATTTTTGGAAGTACAAGTATAAACTATACATACTTTACATTTATTAGATTAGCAGATACAGATTCTACATAGAATAGGAGATAAACACAATGGACATGACAACAGGTAGACCAAATCATATTGAAGATGTTCTTGTAACATTAAACACAGGACAATGGTTTGGTTGGTCAGATAGTTCAAATAAAGTTTATGCAAACTTAACAGTTGCTAGTGGTCACAGTAAACCTACAGAGTCAAGTTTGACTACAAAGTTAGCCGAACTACAGGCAGCTTGGGATACAGAAAATGCTGCATATAGACTCAATAGGAAAGCAGAATACCCTAGCATTGGTGACCAGTTAGATATGCAATACCATGACGCAGTCAATGGTACATCTACCTGGAGAGATGCTATTGCAGCAGTAAAGAGTAAGTATGCAAAATCATAATAATGGGTTATGATTATATAAAATATTAAGGAGATAAAAATGGATCAAGAAAATTTAGGAACAATAACTATGGATGATGTACTTTTGTTATGTAAACATAATAAAGTTTTTGAATCACAGTTAATTCTAATAGCACAATCAAGAATAAACACAGAACAGAAAGGAGAAAAAAATGCCTTATCACACAACAAAGAAGAAAAAGAAAAATAACGGAATGAGAAAAAAGGGAATGGGAATGAAGTCTAAACCAAAGAAAAAAAAATATTAATATGAAAGTAAAGAATGTAAACATAGACTCTTTGAGTAAGAGGCAACAGGCTTCTATG